GGACAAGTATGTGGACAAGTGTTCTTACACTATAACCACAGAAACGGACCTTTTGCCGAAAAAAATAAGTTCGATAAAAGACCGTTGTTGGGTATTCCACCAATAAGGAATATGTAATATAATGAGGTTATATGCTACAAAAAATAGGTTTTCAGCCAGGTATAAACAAACAGATCACGGATACTGGAGCAGAAGGTCAATGGACGGACTGCGATAATGTTAGATTTCGTTATGGCATTCCAGAAAAAATAGGTGGCTGGAAGCAACTAGGAGACAGTAATCTCACAGGTGCTGGTAGAGGGCTACATCATTTTGTAAATAGTTTAGCTAGAAAATACGCAATCATTGGTACAAACAGAATTTTATACGCTTTCTCGGGAGGTGTGTATTATGACATACACCCTATTAAATCTACAACCACGCTTACAAATGCATTTACCACGACCAACGGATCACCGACAGTTACAATAACTTTTTCTAGTCCGCACAGTATATCTGCACAAGATATAATATTATTAGATAACTTTTCTTCTATTACTAATTCAAACTTTGTAGAGGCAGACTTTAAAGATAAAAAGTTTATGGTTGCATCTGTGCCTACAAGCACAACACTAACTATTACAATGCCATCAAATGAATCAGGATCTGGTGCAACGACATCAGGTGGTATCAGAGTACAACACTACTATCCTGTAGGACCAGCTGTACAGGCAAAAGGTTTTGGTTGGTCTCTTGGATCTTGGGGCGGTACAGTTGCTGGTAATCCAACAACTACGTTACAAAACGGTATTACAGATGCAGCAACAACAGGTATCATATTAGTTGACTCATCACAGTTTCCAACAGCAGGTACAAACTTTTTACAAATAAACAGTGAAGAAATATCTTATACAGGTATTGCAGCTACGGGAGAACTTACAGGTGTAACAAGAGGTGTGGGAGGTACGACTG